GCCATGATGATGACGCCGCACTCGTGCTCGTCGCCAATCCGCATGACGTTGCCGGCGATCACGCCGCGGCTGTATTTGCTGATCCCGTTGTGCTCACGCTTGTGGCCGTCGGGTGTGAGCAGCACGCTCTGCACGCCGCACACTTCTCCGGTTGGACTGAGCGCGGGAAACATGATCGCGGGGCCGTCGTATATATTCGGGCTAAACCTCGCCGCATGTGAGGCTGTGCTGGCTCTCAGACCCCGCGAGTTGAGGTAGAGCAGCGCCGGACGCACGGCGTCGACATTGTCACGCGAAATTGTGACGCCCCGCTCCCAGATCTCGCGCGCCTTGCGCATCTTGTCCGCGCGGCTTTCGTCGTCACGCGCCAGCACTTCCTTGGCGGCCAGGCGCGCCATCAGACGCTCGAACTCGGACGGCGTGTACGGAAGCGCGTCGGAGTTTTCGAGCTCTTTCGGGCTGTCGCCGCCGCGCTTAAATCCGCTGCCAATTGTTGCCTTGATCTCGTGATCTTGCAGGCCCATGTTCTTGGCCGCGCTGTGCAGCTCCATTAGTGCCGCGTCTAGGTTTGCCGGCGCCATGTGCGCGTGGCGGCCTAAGCTGAATGCGGCCTTGTTTAAAATTTCGTTGCGGCTTCCCTTGATCGCATTGGCCACGTCGGCCACGGCGCTCTCCGCTACTTTACTGAAATATCTTTCGCTCATCTTCCCACCCCTTAGTTTGGCCGCCCACCGAGGCAGGCGGCCACGTTATCAGAAACCGAAGTTATTATCGGCTGCCGGTGCTGCGGCCGGAGCCGTAGCTGGTGCGGGCGCCATTTCGGGTGCCGCTGCCGCCGCCGGGTGTTCAGCGCCGTTCTCTGGGCGGTTGATCCACTTCGAGATGTTGAAGCCCACGGAGTATGACGTGCCCTTACCGATCACGATTGGCGTTGAGCTTGTGACCTGCACGATTGGGATCTGCGTCGCAAACTCGGGAGCCTGCTCAGCCTCATTGTACAGCTTGGCGATGAACTGGCCGAGGCCGTAAGAGTTGCCGCTAAACGACGCCTCACGACCGTCGACCAGCCAGCACTTGACCTCGAAGCCCTGCTTGTAGACCTCGCTCGGGCGCGGGATCTGCTCGGAGGGCGACGGCCAGGGCTGCCAGTCACGCACGCCGATGTCGATGTGCAGCCAGCCGAACTGTACGTTTTTAATGTCTACCGCGAAGCCGCGAGACATGTCGATGTTCTCGTCGCCTGCCTCCGTCTTAACCCACCAACGGTTTTGCGGTAAATTTGACCGTATAAACAATGAATTCCCAGAACCCTCTGAACCTGATCCGAATGATATTGGCATATGTTGTCTCCTAGACTATGGTTGCCGTTTCTCAGTCAATCTGACTGAACTTAAATGAGTAGCGCGGAATTTGGATCGTTTTCAAGTCCCCAAAATCGTAGCCCCACTCGTTGCTCTCGCTCGCCTTGCGATATTTCTCGAGAGCGTACTGAACTGCTGCCTTCCCTTCGTCCAGGCTGGCCCAGTCCAATTCGTACACGCCCACTAGGTGTGGACGCGTCTTTTGCACCGCTATGAAGCAGAAGCGGTCTATCTCAAAGCCGGCATTTTCCATGCACCGGCGGTAAAACATATCCTGTATATGATACCCGAGGTTTGCGCATTGCTTTGCAAAGCCCTCGGGGTCAGACGCAATAGTCGTCTTGAGATCTATCAGCGCGCCAATGTCACGGCGCCAACCGTCCGGCCGGCACCGCATGTCGACGCCTGTTGACGGATCTTTGGCGAATATACTGGCCTCGCACACAAGGTCGCCGCTGAGCAGCTCCGCGGCTGCACGATTTGAGCGCACCGCCTCCGCCATGTCAGCGGCCAGGCGGTAATCCGCCTCCGTGAGCAGCAGCGCCCCAGCTTCCTCAGCCTCCAGCTTCTTGCGCTTCCAGTCGAGACCGCGCCGCGTCTCCGGCCCGCACCACACGTTTTCTGCGTGCTGCGGCTCAAATACCAGCGTGTGCGTGGCCGTTCCCACGTCGAATGCGGGGCTGCTTTTAAACTCGCCATATTTATACTCGGCCGGCGATCCAAGCGCTATTGTCTTGGCGCCGCTCGCGCTGAGCGACGGCTCGAGGTGGTACGCCTCGTTTGTCATGTCAAGTTTTACGGTCATCTTTTGCCCGCCAAAATCTCCGACACGCGGCCAATATTTACGTTGAACATGTTGGCAATGCTCTGCATTGACGCGTCTGGGTTTTCCTTGGCGTAATACCACACCATAACCCTCTTTTCCTCAGTGATGACTTCTGACGCTGGCGCCGCCTTGCGCGTGTACTTTTCACGCGTCATGTATTTCAACGCCGTCTCAATAGACACGCGCACGTCTTGCGGGTCATCCATCGCCAAAGCCGATTTCAGTATTTCTCGTGCAAACGGTATGTTGCTCATCTCTCTCCCCTTCCATATGCGGCCACCAGCAAGCTCTCCGCACGGTGTTCGTCCTTCTTGCGCTTCAATCTCAACGCCAGATCTGGGAACCACTGCTGCGCCTGCCGGCGTGCGGCGTCCTTATCCTTTGGCAAATTCATGCTCGACTTCCACTTGGCCGGCCGCACTTCACTGTATGGGTGGCCAGATAAAGCGGCAGTCGTTAAGATTTGGCCGTAGGCGAACCCCAGCTTGAACACTGAAACCACGCCCTGCTTGGGCATAGCCTGTTGTTTTTCCAGCCAAATATGCTCTACAGGTCCGGCGCTGTTGATGATTTCGAGCAGCGCGATTACGTCTACGCCACCCTCGGTGTAGACCGGCAGGTCGTGCACCTCAGCGAAGCCGTCAGCAAGTAGAGCGACGCCGCCGGTGCGGTAGCCGGGATCAATACCGATTGTAATCTTCGACAACATACCCACCCTTTTTGAGATGATCGACGATCAGTCGCTCGATTGTCAGTGACGCGCTGACGCGCTGACTTGCGCAATGCTCTTTAAGCATTTCCGCTATATCGGCGCGGATGCGCGGCCCGATTTGCTTTAACTCATGTTTCACGGTAGTCCCTCCATTTGTTTGCCCAGTGTTAACAGACTGAGAGCAGGGGTCAAGGTGGTGCCGAGATATTTCTTTTCTGTCGTCGCCGTGTTAATATGGCCGGGAACCTTTTGGAGCCAACCATGGAAGTCGACGCAATCTTGAATATACTTTTTGGAGTTGTAATCGCTGGCATTGGCTGGTGGTTAAAGACGCAACGCGAAGAGCTGGATCGCCTGCGCATCCTGCTAAACCGAACCCGCGAAGAAATGGCCAAGGAGTATGTCACGAAGTCAGACAGCTCCGAGGTTTTATCTCAGATTATGAATAAGTTTGACCGGCTCGAAGAGAAAATTGATAGGTTGATGGAGCGGTGATATGGACCCGGTCACTTGCATAGCCGCCGCCAGCGCAGCGTATAAGGGTATCAAGAAGGCTGTGGATTTTGGGAAAAGTGTCCACGAAATGTCCGGCGCTGTATCGCAATTTGCCAAGGCCGCATCTGACCTCGACTTTTTAGAAAAGAAGTCGCAGAAGCCGCCACTGTACAAAATGTTCAGCGACAATGAGGCTAACGCCTTGGAAATTTGGTCACAAAAACAACGTCTTGCAGAATATCGAGAGGATTTGAGAAACCATATTTCATGGCATTATGGGCCAAGTGCTTGGAAAGCCATAGTAAAAATCGAGGGCGAGCAACGTAAACGCCAACAAGAGCTGGTGTATAAGAAGCAAGAATTTATTGACAAGTGCATAAGTTTAGCAGTCGGAACGGCACTTTTACTTGCTGGGTTTGGCTCGTTGATCGCTATCTTGTTTTTCTTAGGCGTGAAACACGGGAAATGGTGATGTGATGTATCTACTTTTATGGTTCCAACTAACGGCGCAGGTGATCCACTTTGAAGTGGGCCAGTATGGCAGCGAGAAAGAATGCTCCGATGAGCTGCGCAAGGCGGCTGTTTTAGTAACTAAAAATAACGAATATCTGCAATGCTTTAAGATTACAGGAGGCCAAAAATGACAATAGCAATGGAGCGCGTGCTGGCTTGGAAGCTGCTGCCGCGACTTATGATGATAATGATGTCAGTGTCAGCGTGGCGCGTGGTGGAGTGGTTTATGACGCTAAGCGATCCCACAACGCAGCAGTCAGCGCTGGTAAGTGTTGTGACTGGCGCGATGACAGGCGCTTTCGCAGTATGGTTAGGGCATGAGAAATGATAGGTCAAATCATAGGATCGCTTGGCGGCCTTGCGGCAAGCTACATTGACGGCAAGACTGCCGTTAAAAAAGCCGAAGCTGAGACCAAGATGAAAATCGCCACTGGCGAGATCAGCTGGGAGCAAGCCGCGATTGAGGCTAGCAATAATTCGTGGAAGGATGAGGCGTGGACATTGTGCTTTATTTTCATAGTTTTAGGCAGC